GATGATGAACTACTAGATGATGAACTACTTGAAGAAGAACTTGAACTCGATGACGAAGAACTATCAGTTGATGATGACGTTGACGATGAGTTTGTGGATGATGTGGATGATGTGGTGGTATCTTCTACTGTGGCATTTGTCGTTGTTGCAGCAGTCGTAGAATCATCTCCACCTCCACCACTAGCAATTAACGCTGTACTTGAACCACTACCTGATGCTGATCCTGTGGATGCTGTAGACTGAGAAGGTTTCCTGTAACTTGATACACCAATGAACTCCTCTGCAATAGTAGTAGGAGTTTTTTTATTGCCTTCTGCATCTATTTCTCCGTGTGGCAAGTAACGACATAAACGTTTAAATTCATTTAAGAAATCACCAACGTAATCTTCACGTAATAGATAGATATTCCTCTTTGCTTCATTCTTTGCAGATTGAACTTCGAAGTTAGTCACTGCTCTACGACATTCTTCTTTAGGTACAAGAGTTCCGTCTGGTCTTGCATATTGGAAGTTCTCATTAACTGTTATACCTTCATTAAGAAGTTTCTCACCAGTTGTAGCAAATATATCAACCGACTCATAGTGACTTATTGCATCCACACTACCATAATGCTTTACTGTATACCGATATAGATCTTCACGATTCATTGGCCAATCTTCATATATGTTGATGATATTATTAATAATCAATACCATCCAATCTAATCCAGAGTCACCATAAAACTTACGTGCAACTTGATCTGGACGTTCACCTTCTTCAATAGAATACTGTGTGAATCCTAGAAGACTACCAAGAAGTTGATCTTTAATTTTGATACGACGAAATATATTACGAGTCAATTGATAAGGATGATTTCCTTCTTGAATCGTTCTATTACGTACATAAACTTTAGGTAGATATTTAAAATATGCCATTATGCGTTAGTTGAAGGACCTTGTGTGAAGACTTGTGGTTTGTCTTGAACCATTTCACGTGTAACAAACTGAGTCTCTTTAAATGTAAGTTCAAGATTCATAGACACAGGACCGTAATCGTGGAAAGTATCTGCTAGGTTCTTTAATGATATGTATCCTTGACCATCACCAGCAGCATCAATCTTGAGGTCAGATAGAACCAACTTGGTTGGATATCTTACTAATTTTGAAATACCAGCAGGTCTGATTGCACTGAAGTTACCTTCCTCAGTCTCAGTTGCTTCTACTCTCACGATTGCAAGTCTAAAGATGTCTGGAATATTAAGGTACCTAGCACCTCCGATACTTCCAACACCTGAACCTAAGACGTTACCAGCACTGCCAGGAAATTCATCCTTAGTACCAGCAGAATATGTTGGTAGCATTCTTTCTCTTAGTGTGGACACAATACGATAACACTCTTGTGCTTCCTTGATGTTACGTGGTGCCATCTTGAAGGTAAAGTTATGTGATCTATACTGCACACCTCTGAATGTTACTTCTTGATATGGGTTAAATATTTTCTTCGTTGCTATAGCACTCAATTCATCACCAGTTATACTTCCATCAGAACCAACTGCTGAATTAACTGCACCTAATGCTGTTGCTGCTGCGTTCATTAAGAACTGTGGTTTAGCAGTACCTGCCATCTTCTGAAGTGTATCAGTTGCATCTTCAACAGTAATGTTTCCACCCTGAGCTAACTTAGCTGCTTCACCTGCTAAACCTGCACCTGCTGCACCTAAAGTTGTAGTTTCATAGTTGGCACCATACTGTTCGTTTAAATTAGGAGGGAGGTAAAGATAAATAGATTTGAATAAGTTATTCTGTTCTGATCTACCTTGAAATGGTTGAGTTCCTGACGCACCATCTCCGACCCAAGTATAGGGGTTAGCACCACCTGCACCTTGAGTTTTGAATATTTGAATACGTAAGTAATCAATGTATTGGGTATCTACAGTATCATCTTCTCTGATATTATCCTTGGACTTTCCTACTTGAGCAGGTAATTCCCTTGGATAAACAAGCGGTGCTGTACCGCCTGAACCCATATTTACATCGATATCACCAGTAGATTGACCATCTAAAGATGCTTTTAATGCTGTTTGTATAAAATCTGAAAGTGCCATTATGCCTTATAAAACTAAACAAGGAAGGTTCAAACCACGTAATCCTGGCAAGTATAAAGGGGATCCTAGTAACATTATTTATAGATCTTCGTGGGAAAAGAAATTTATGCTATGGTGTGACTGTAATTTAAACGTTTTGGAGTGGGGAAGTGAGGAGATTGTTATACCCTATCGTAGTCCTTTGGATCGTCGTGTACATCGTTACTTTCCAGACTTTTATGTCAAGTCAAGAAACACGAATGGACAGATATCTAAGAGACTCATCGAGGTCAAACCGTTTGCTCAAACTAAAGCACCTAAACCAGGACGTAAGACGAAAAAACTTTTGACAGAGATTGCTACTTGGGGTGTGAATCAAGCGAAGTGGAAAGCAGCATCAGAATATTGTAAGGACAGAAAATGGGAATTTGTGATATTAACTGAACACGAGTTAAAGGTATGAGTCTATTCGAGGACATAAAAGAACTGGGTGGTGGTAAAGCACACGCTAACGTTTGGTGGAGAAATCAAATGTTCTGGGCTCTAGAAGGTGCTGACGGTCCTATACCAACAACTGCTATAACATTCAAGTATAATGCTAAGTTTGGAGAAAAGATGAGGTTTTGGGATAAATATCCTATGGTGTATGTGTTTGGTGAAGATACACATCATTTTTGGGGTTCAAATGTACATTATTTGCAACCAGCAGCACGAAGGATAGGGTTTAGTTTAGAATCACCACCTCAAACCATACATAAATACCTTCGTAGTCAAATATTAAGTCCAGTTTATAAGATTCCAGAAGCGGAGTGGGATGATATAGGTTATCTTCCTACAGAAGAATGGATTTCTACTATCAATGGGGTCAACATACCACTCCCCAGTAATATCGTATACAAAAATTACCTATAATGGCAGCTCCAAATTCATTTACAGTCTTTAAAGACATCGCAGGTGGCGGTTATAGTGAACCTACTCTAGGTAATCTATACTCAGTAGAGTTCGGTTTGCCTGCAATTACTAACTACATACCTGGTTTTGAGTTGGATGTGCAGAGCTGGTATAATCATATGAACTATTTTTCTGATGGTGTAAGTATACCTTCACGTAACATCACCACAGGGGACATCAAGAATTTTGGAATAGGAAGGAAATATGCAACAGGTCAGACAGAGAATCAACTAACTATAAGTTTTATGATGACTAAAAGTGGTTGGCACAGAAACTTCTTTGAAAAGTGGATGCAGAAGATTGCACCAGACTCTGAGAATAGAGTTGGTTTCTATGATGATTATACAACTGATATATACGTTAGAAAGTGGGAAAGAGGTTCAAACTATTTGAATCACGTAAAACACGGTGGTGTAGATTATTTCTCACGTATGAACAAGGCAGTTGGTATCTATCAATTCACTAAATGTTATCCAGTTAATATGGGTGGACTAGAATTTGCAAATGATGCTGGTGGAGTCTTGAAAATGAATATGCTCTTTAACTTTGAGAGATATAGGTTCACCACTAAAGTTCAGAAACCTAAAGACTGGACTGATGACAAAGTTATAACCGAGAATTTAGATGTCGCCCAAGCGTTAGGACTTGGGACTGATACAAACACTCAGTTTGGCATCTAAATAGTAATACTGAATTGTAATCCTCTTACAAAATGCCTTTACCAACCCTTAGCATTCCAGATTACGAATGCGTACTTCCATTTGGACAAAAAGTCACTTATCGACCTTTCCTAGTTCGTGAAGAGAAATTGCTATACGTAGCAATGGAATCTCAGAACCAGAAAGAAATGATTAAAGCAGTCAAAGAGATCATCAAAAACTGCACCAATATTAAAAACGTTAATACATTAACTACTTTTGATATTGAATTTTTATTCTTGAAGATACGTGGTAAGTCTGTTGGAGAAGTGAGTGAATTTAAAATCACTTGCCCAGATGATGAAAAAACAACGGTCGATGTTGAAGTGAACTTAGATGATGTTCAGATTCAAATCCCTAAAGACCATTCTAATAAGATCGTACTGACTGACGAAGTTACTCTTACTATGAAGTATCCTTCATTGGATTCTTTCGTTAAGAATAATTTGACAGATGAACCTGGTATCGATGATGTATTCAAACTAGCAGCAGATTGTACTGATACTATCGCTGAAGGTGATGAACTACACGAAGCCAAGGACTATAAGAAAGCAGAATTAGTTTCTTTCTTTGAAGGTATGAACTCTAAACAGTTTGCTGATGTTCAAAAGTTCTTTGAAACTATGCCTAAGTTATCTCACGAGATCGAGGTATTTAATCCAAAGACTGAAGTCAAAAGCACTGTGACATTAGAAGGACTAGCAGCTTTTTTCGAATAGCCCTAGCTCACGACTCTCTATTGAACTTGTATGAGGTTAACTTTGCCCTTATGCAACACCACAAGTACAGTTTAACTGAACTTGAGAATATGATGCCTTGGGAGAGGGATGTTTACGTGAACTTGTTAATTAGATATCTTCGTGAAGAAGAAGCGAGACAGAAACAAGCACAGGGCACAAGCCAAGAACTATAATGGCAACATTAAAGATTAGATCTTTTTTACCAGCGAAAACCACAGGTGATGTTCGCACAGATCCTGTAGCCTCAATGACGACATCTATTAATCGTCTTGGATTTGTTGTCGAAGATTTAGGACGCATCATTCAAAAGATGCATATGGATAAGATGGAGTGGTTGGATGATCAGAAAGACCAAAGAAAATTAACTAGAGATAGGCAGAGAGAAAGTAAGATAGAAGCAGATGTGTCGAAGGAGATGGATAGGGAAGATAAGAAGGGTAACAATGTTTTGCGTAAGACAGGTGGACTCTTACAGAATCTTCTAAGTCCCTTTATCTGGATTGGTACCAAGCTGCTTGGTTTTCTTGCATTGAATTGGATGTCCGATCCAAAGAATACAAAACTCATTAAGACTGTATTACCGTGGATAGGTAAATGGTTGAAGACGTTTTGGAAAGTATTATCAACTGGTGTTAATTGGATATTAGAAGCATTCTCTGAAAACTCTCCTGTGATGGGAGCATTGAAGATAATTGGTGGTATTTCTGCACTCTTCCTAGCAGATAGAATACTACAACCTTGGAAGTTAATAGGAGATGCGAATAGACTTAGGAAGTTAATTAGTGTAGATGGAAAGAATGCAACTAAAAATTCAGCAACTCAACAACTCACTAAGAAACAAATAGCGAAGCAAAGACTCCAGAATATAAACAAAATTAAAGCAAAGAAACTACGTGCGAAGAGAATGCTTCGTATGAAACGTTTGACTAAAGTGAAAGCAGGTAGGTTTATGAAAGGTGGTGGATTATCTGTTGTTGGTGGTCTCGTTTCATTTGGAACAAGAATGTCACAGGGAGATAGTTTACAGAAGGCAGCAGGTGGTGGTATCGGTGCTGCTATTGGTGGTGTTGCACTAACAGCATTCTTAACACCAATACTAGGACCTTTTGCACCTATAGTCGGTAATCTAATTGGTGGATTCTTAGGTGATAAGGTTGGTGCATTCATAGGTGATGCTATAACACCTATAATCAAACCTATAAAAGATTATTTTGTGAGTATCTTTTTACCAGGTTTTAAAGCATTCCTTGAACCATTTAGAGAAACAATAGCAGAATATATTAAGACAGTAGTTCCAGTCATACAAATGGTATGGAGAAAGATATCTCCTCTAATGAGTAGTGCTGTAAAAGGATATACTGATTATCTTGTCAACGGACCTGTCGGAAAAGCAATT